TAATTACCTATTTGATATAAAATATTTATATAGCCCAATAACTCCAACATACATAAATAACATACAATCAATCATTACAGATAATAATTTAGTGATTTATTCTGATGATACATCTTTAGATTATTATTCAAACAAAGAAGGAATAAAACGTTTTGATTTCGCAAATATAGGAAGTTACACAAAGGATTTTTCAAATAATGATTTAACAAATTATATACCAAATATTGAAACAACAATTGCAGAAAGTCCAAAAGCAGGAACAGGTCCTGCTTTGAAAGTAACACAATATGGTACCGGTAATGGCGATTCAGTAGCATTATTTAATGCGGGAACAGAAGGTGATTCCATGGAAATAGATTATAAAGGAGACATAAATATGTATAAAAATGTGGATATTTATGGCGATATAAGTGCTAATGATGCTTCTTTTAATAATGTGGAAATAAAAACTGACTTGAACGACAATGACCCTTTAATTAAGTATGTATCAGGTAACAGTTATATTTGGAGCGATAATAATGTAGAAGAAGTCGCACGTAATGATGCTTCTTTTAATGTTGTTGTTTGGAGAAGGGTTAGTCAAGGGGGACAGAACAACACTATAATAAGTAATCAGGTTCAATTGTTTATCAGAGGGCAAAATATTTTACCTAGTGCATATGAAGTTTATAATAGTGGTGATTTTAATAATAGAGCAACAACATTTTATAGGTGGAATACTAAGATTAAGAACCGCCACTCCACTAATATATATGAACTTGAAACGGGGTTATTTGATTCTAGAATATACCAAGCGTGGGCACATACATCAACTTCAGAAACTGATAATAGTTTAATCATATTTTTAAAATCATCTTATAATATTAAGGATATTCAATCTATTGTTATATATGGACAAATACTGGCGAATGGTATTGTTCATAGTAATAGTACAGGATCTAAAGGCACCATATTAGAATTATATAATGATACTAATGACGTTAATTTAATTAATCCGTTGTTATCTACACATAAAATAGATGATCCATATTTATTATATGTAGCTTACAGGTGGGATTTTCCAGAAATAATTAATTATAATAACTTTACAACTTCACCATCTGCTTCACCATCTGCCACACAAATATATAATGGTAATGTTTATAAGTTTACTACAAACTATATAGATAGTAATTTATTTTTTGAACTTCCTAATAATACAAGTATAGATAATGTCCATATATTACCTAATCCAGATAATACACAAACATTTAATGTTGTTGTTTGGAGAAGGGTAAGTCAAGGTCTTGACAATCAATTAGTAAATAATGAGTTTCAATTGTTTATTGGAGGACAAAATATTTTACCTAGTGGTTATGAAGTTTATAATGGCGGTAATTTTAATAATAGAGAAACCACATATTATAGGTGGGATAGTAAGACGATCAACAGACGAGATGCTGAACCTGAATCACTATTATTTGATTCAAATTTTTCAAATGATTATTGGGGACACAGTAATACTGCAAATCTAGATAATAGTTTAATCATATTTCTAAAATCATCCTATAATATTAGAGATATTCAATCTATTGTTGTATATGGACAATTATTCTCGAATGGTTCTGTTAGTGGACATAGCAAACGAGCTAAAGGTACCATATTAGAATTATATAATGATACTAATGACGTTAATTTAATTAATCCGTTGTTATCTACACATAAAATAGATACCGAAGAATTATATCATGCTTACAGGTGGGATTTCCCAGCAATAAATGAGTATACATTCGGATTTGCAAGTTCGCCATCTATCACACAAATATATAATGGTAATGTTTATAAGTTTGCTACAAACCGTAAAGAAGTTTTATTAAATAAATACAATATAAAAGCCCCAGTTCCTACACAAACATTTAATGTTGTTGTTTGGAGAAGAGTTAGTAATTCTGAACCTAGTACCGGAGGGTATGACAATCATTTAATAAGTGGCGAGTTTCAATTGTTTATTGGAAATGTAAATATTTTACCTAGTGGTTATGAACTTTATAATAGTAATGGGTTTAATAATAGATCAACCGCATTTTATAGATGGAATACTAAGGTTCTACATAATGTAACTAATTATGAAACACATTTATTTGATTCTAATTTTTCAAATGCGGGACATAGTTTAAATACACAATCAGACAATAGTTTAATCATATTTTTAAAATCATCTTATAATATTAAGGATATTCAATCTATTGTTGTATATGGACTATTAGAAACGAATGGTTCTGTTCATCCTCATAGCGTACGTGCTAAAGGCACCATATTAGAATTATATAATGATACTAATGACGTCAATTTAAATAATCCGTTAATTTCAACAAATATGATTGATGACACGCATTTATATCACGCTTACAGGTGGGATTTTCCAGCAATAAATGAGTATACATTCGGATTTGCAAGTTCGCCATCTAACGCACAAATATATAATAATAATGTTTATAAGTTTACTACCAATTATTCTAACTACCTATTTGATATAAAATATTTATATATCCCAATAACCCCAACATACATAAATAACATACAATCAATCATTACAGATAATAATTTAGTGCTTTATTCTGATGATACATCTTTTGATTATTATTCAAACAAAGAAGGAATAAAACGTTTTGATTTCGCAAATATAGGAAGTTATACAAAGGATTTTTCAAATAATGATTTAACTAATTATATACCAAAGGGTGAAACAACAATTGCAGAAAGTCCAAAAGTAACAACGTTATACAATAATGGGTTAATGGGGGTGACAACATTTAAAGACAACGTAAATATAAATGGTGATTTACAATTACAAACACTTCTATACAATGGAATATTTCATATAAATGGCACTACTACTGGGAAAAATAATGGTCAAATGGTATCTTTAAGTGGTGACGGTTTAACATTTTCTACTATAGAAGATGATGGTGTATGTAATATATATAAATATAATGGGACTACATGGAATAAAATAGGCGTTATAACTTCATCTAATTTTATTTTGACAGTATCAAAATTAAATGAAAATGGAACAATAATTGTTGTTGGGAGAAATGGGAATAATACAAATGGTTACGCTCTTAGTTATTTGGTTTATAAATATAATGGTTCTGTATGGAATCAATATGGTTCTTTCAATGGTTCTGGTGCGATGTATGGTCATAATCAATTATCACTAGATATAAATGCGTCGGGTTCAAGAATTGTATTAAAATTTGGAAGAACTACTATAAATGGAGAGGACGGACATGGATATTTCAGAACATATGAAGATAATGGAAATAATTATGCACAAATTAGTGGAAATATTTACCCTTATTATAATAATCATGCCCTGTCTATCAAAATGAGTGGTGATGGTTCAACCATTGCTTATACTACTGGTAATTTTAATACTATGTTAACAGCAAGATATAATGGAAGTTCTTGGGTATCATTACCTTCAATAGAAATTAATGGGACATTTGATAATGGGATAAGTTTAAGTTATGATGGAAATATTCTTGCTATCGGGGAGCCTTACGCTGACGAAGCAGGAACCGACTCAGGAAGAACACGAATATTTCAGTACAATGGAAATTGGGTGCTAAAAGGGCAAATAAATGGTTCAGGTTCGGGTATTAAAAGTGGTACATCTGTAAGTTTAAGTTCTGACGGAAATACAATTGCTATAGGAGAACCTTATGCAGATTATGAAGAAGAAGCAGGAACCGATACAGGAAGAACCAGAATATTTCAATACAATGGAAATTGGGTGCTAAAAGGAAAAATTAATGGTTCAGAAGTGGGTATTAGAAATGGGTCGTCAGTAAGTTTAAGTTACGACGGAAATACAATTGCTATAGGAGAACCTTACGCAGACGAAGTAGGAACCGACTCAGGAAGAACACGAATATATCAATATAATAATTATAATATAAATATTAATAATTTAATAAAAGATATTTTGTTAAATATACCTACAATAAATATTAGTAATTATATCAAATATTGAATAAAGTATGAAATACGCTATTTGGATATAAAGTGTAAATAACAAAAGAAGAATATGATATTTCAGGTGGATGTATAGGTTCTTACCATTGTGGATAGATTTAATAATTTTATTTATAAAAATCATCAACGGAATTGAACAGCTTTATTAACAAAGTTAATAACCATTTATTGATATGTGTTCATAGACTCGAACTGCTTACATTTGTCTCATAAGACCAACTCTCTAACTGAATATTTTCATCTACAGTCCACCACTCTACCATCTGAACTAATCCTATGTAATCCTACATAATCCTATGTAATACTACGTAATACTAAGTAATACTACATAATCCTATGTAATACTACGTAATACTACGTAATCCTATATAATAGTAGAAATGAGTGGCATAATAGTAGAAATGAGTGACATAATAGTAGAAATGAGTGGCATAATAGTAGAAATGAGTGGCATAATAGTAGAAATGAGTGACATAATAGTAGAAATGAGTGACATAATAGTAGAAATGAGTGACATAATAGTAGAAATGAGTGACATAATAGTAGGAGTACAAAATGTTATACAAAGAATGTGTCTTTACGGGGAGACACCGGTTCTAAACCATTTAAAAATATATTTTTGGAAACGTATTTAAGATAGACCTTTCTATAACTCGAACCCACACGCCTCTGGGTTATTCTCAAAATATTTATGAATTTGTTTAAGAACCATACTTCAGGGTAACCATTTTTTGTGCACAAATTTCGATCTCCATTACAAAGTGATTAGAACGGTTTTATTCAAAGCATCTCTTGAAATCTTCGTATCAGCATTAACTTCCAATACAACTTGTTCGTCAAAAGTCTCGAAGCAATCTGAACAATATGTGGTGCATACATTTCATTTGGATTAATCACATATTTGGACGCCTAGTTGTCTCCGAATACGTCACATGTTTAAACAGGATTTGGTAATCATTGCAAGATGAGAGTGTCTCGTAAAATTGATATTAAGATTATTTCTATATACTTTTATGGCGTCTTTATTTATCAAGCAAAGTATCGATTTTTTTCTAGACGTATATAGTGATGTTATACAAGACGAAAAACGCATACCTCCTCTTGAAAATTTAAAACAACTTATGTATAACAAATTGAAAGATTATGAAACAATTAAGAGACAAGAAAAAAAGAAGAAAAAAAAAGAAGTAAAGGAAGAAAAAAAGGAAGAAAAAAAGGAAGAAAAGGAAGAAAAGAAGGAAGAAAAGGAAGAAAAAAAGGAAAAAAAGGAAGAAAAGGAAGAAAAGGAAGAAGAAAAGGAAGAAAAAAATAAAATAAAACAAACAGAACTTATACAACAAGGTATTATTGTGCCATTTCTCCCAAAAGAAATAGATTATGTAGGTTGTAAAGCTTTAAAGTTATATCCAGCTAAACAAGGTAAACGCGAAGGTTTGTTTCTACCTTGTTGTGCCCCACCGAAAGAAAAAGGTTTTTGTGTTGCATGTTTAAAAAGTGGTAATAATTATGGTTGTTTAGACGAACGTCTTAAATCGAAAGGGTTATATAAATCGTCTAATAATAAAAATGAAATAAGTTACAAGGATTGGTTTAAAGATAATAAAAAACATACATACGAAGATATGCGAAATAAACTTAAACATATAGGTGTTAAGTTATCTATATTTGAAGAAAAAATGAGGCATAGGTCACCTTCTATAAGTTCAGACGAAGGTGAAGACAGTATTTCTGAAATAATAAAGGATGGTATTGTATATCATATTACTAACAATAATACAATATTTAACGATGATGGCGAGTTAGTTGGAAGAATAGACGAAGAAGGAGAACCCTTATGGAATTGATAAGATTTGTCTATGTTTTCTTGAAATAAAAATATATTTTACCACATTTTTATTATTTATTGAAATTTATTAACAATTATTTTTATAGTATTTTTCATATTTACAGCATGTCTTTTGACTGGTACATATACCAATATTTAATATTGATAATTTGTTGTTATATTCTAAGAATGTTTCCCAACCATACGGACATTTAATATTAGAGACCTGTTCTTTTAAACATACATTATATTCAATATGACTTGTATAACATGTTTGAAACTTACAATATTGTAATTCGGTTGCAAATACTGTGTTTAATAAAAGAATAAGTTTCATTTTATCTACATATAATCTATGTTATCGTTTCAATTTTACACCTTTGATAATTTAGAATTTGAAGGAGTTTCCACTTTAATAAAAAATTGAAACGAAAATCATTCTTATGTAATCTCATACAAATAGTATATAATGGCTTACCTATCGTTCAACATCCAACGCGTTCCCAACTTCGTTAAAGAATGGGTATTTATTAAAACATTCAAAGAAGCGTTCGGGGACGTTGAAGTAAAACTCGATATCCACATTAAAACAGACACCAGAACCAACTATGACTTTCAGATGTTATTCGTTCATATATCGACTGATGAACCTGGTGAGGAACTTATAGAATTCAAGAAACGTCTTCAGGAAGAAGATGAAGTATGGATTTATTACGACGATAAACACTACTTCAAGACAAGGAAAATCGTTCATAAAACACAAAAACGTATAATAAGCAAGAAAGATATGGAGGAAATTAAAAAGTCCTTGCAAAAGACACGTATCACGACTGAAGAAGCAACTGAAGAGGTTGCGGAAGAGGTGACTGAAGAGGTGACTGAAGAGGTTGTGGAAGAAGCGACTGAATAAGTATAGAAAAACAAAAAAAAAATGGGGAAACCCTATTTTTTTTTGGGTAGTCTTTGTTTACTCAATAAAAAATAGGGTTTCCCCATTTTTTATGTTTTTTTTATGTTTTTTTAGAATTTCTGGTTTTTCAAAAACTTAATATGTTCCTCCCAAGCTACATATGTCTCCGTTTCCTTATCGTCATCTTGTAAATAAAGATTCATATATTTGGTGTCCCGATCGCGAGCAATAAGCCTCTTACGCTGACGTTTTTCAAAACGATGTTTTAGTTCTTTATTATCTTCAATAATAGAGAACCTGGAAGGTGGGGTGTTTTTGTTCATGATGTAATCTTCGTTATTCATTGTTGATATTACTATAGATATTTTTCATATCAATTTTTTTTTTTAAAATTGATATGAAGAGTAAATAAATAACTTTATAAAATGGCTCTTACAATTATTTCATTCAACGTTCCATACGTTCCTATCCATGTTAAACCATACGATATTGAATGCATCTTTAAAAAAGAATTTGGAGACATCAATATAAAACTTGATATTATCGTGAAACTTGACATAAATACGAATTGTGAATTTATTGTTTTATTTGTTATTCTAAGCACTACAGACCCGTCCGAAGAACTTCTAGAATTTAAACAAAGAATCGAACACGAAGAAGTGTTGTTTTATTACGATGATATAGGTAATTATTTTGAGGCCACGACTATCATTCCAAAAAAACGTAAATGTTTCATTAGTAATGAAGATATCGAAGAAGTTAAATTGTCATTCAATAATACATTCGAAAATGCTGCTGAAGAATAATAAAAAAATGGGGGTTAAACCCCTATTTTTTTTACTATTTGTTTCAATTTTTTAAGACCCTAAAAAATTGAAACGAAAATCATTCTTATGTAATCTCATACAAATAGTATATAATGGCTTACCTATCGTTCAACATCCAACGCGTTCCCAACTTCGTTAAAGAATGGGTATTTATTAAGACATTCAAAGAAGTGTTCGGGGATGTTGAAGTAAAACTCGATATCCACATTAAAACAGACACCAGAACCAACTATGACTTTCAGATGTTATTCGTTCATATATCGACTGATGAACCTGGTGAGGAACTTATAGAATTCAAGAAACGCCTTCAGGAAGAAGATGAAGTATGGATTTATTACGACGATAAACACTACTTCAAGACAAGGAAAATCGTTCATAAAACACAAAAACGTATCATAAGCAAGAAAGATATGGAGGAAATTAAAAAGTCCTTGCAAAAGACACATATCACGACTGAAGAGGTGACTGAAGAGGTTGCGGAAGAAGCGACTGAAGAGGTTGCGGAAGAGGTATAGAAAAAAAAACAAAAAAAAAATGGGGAAACCCTATTTTTTTTGGGTAGTCTTTGTTTACTCAATAAAAAATAGGGTTTTCCCCCATTTTTTATGTTTTT